AAGTCTCTTTTAGAAGATAAACTGGGGTTGATGCCTGGTATGGCAGGTGATGTAGTTAAATTAGTAAAAAATGATAAAGATAGCGCTAAAGAAATAGCCAAAATATTAAATTCTGGTAATGCAAATATGGCCGAAGAAATAGGAAAAGTTTTTACTGCAACTAACGCTATTGAAAATATGGCTAGTGCTGCATTTAAAGACCAGGAAAAAACAGAGGGTGATATGGCTGATGCTGCTGATGATACTTTTAAAGGGATTGTCAAACAGACACTTTCATATAATGAAATGTTAAAAATAGCAAAGAATGAAATCCAGTGGAGACTCAGTAGTCTGAAGATGTTTGCAAAGGTAAACTCAGGGGTCTGGAATATATTAAGATTTATTGTAGGTAATAAACCCTATTTAACAGAGGAACAAAAAGCGAATATAGAAATTTTGAAGAGTAGGGATATAGAGGTAAAAACAGGATATGACGGTAATCTCTTACTTTCTGATCTTGGAGAAAAAATAAGAGAAGGTGTAAGAGTAGCAGAGGAGACAAAAACTAAAATAAAGGAACAGAACTCTTTAATAGGGGCTATGGAAAGAGGAGGGCCAACTCTTACTAAAGAATTTAAGAGAGTAAGTGATCGTATAGCTGACTTAAAGAAAAAAGAAAAAGTAGGAACGATTACAGGCGCACAAAAGCAGGAGTTAGATGCACTGGAGAACACAAAAAAAGAATTAGATAAGCTAAATGTGGGTGAAATTGCGAGAAACCAGAAACTTATTGCTGCTCTTGAGCATAAGGGTGGTTCAAAAGGAGCTGCTGTAGAGTTAACTGAGGATATAGAGGGACTTAAGAACAAAATTTTTAAATTAAAAATGGCGGGTGCCCCTGCAGAAGAAATAGAATCTTTGAAAAAGAAAAAAACGGAGATGGTTCAATTTCGGGGTGATTTACAAAAGATACCTAAAGATGAAAAGAAATTTTATACTGATTTGAAAAACGCTCAGAAACTATTACTTAAGACGAGTAAAGCCGCTTTACCTGGTTTACTTAAAAAAGCAAAAGAAACTCTTAAAGTTGATCAGGATACTTTAACAATCATGGATGATAATAATAGTAAACTCGAATCTTTAAATAATGAGGCTAGTAAGACGGCAGAATTACAGAAACTGATGTTGCTCTCTACGGAAGGGGGTCAAAAAAAAGTTGCTAGTGTTTTAAAAGGTAAAAAGAATGATGAGGACATTTTTAAAGCTATCAGTGCTATGGGTATAACAAAGGATGAAATACCAGAAATTTATGTGGCTCTTCAAGAAAAAGCATTAACAGCAGGTGATAATAAGGAGTTTGAAAGATTAGAGGCTGAAAAAGAGAGGACACTGAAAGCTTTTGAGAAATTCGCACCATTGTCAACAGAGAATGCAATAACTAAACCGGTCCCGACGACGGCGGGTAAGCAAGATTTCTGGGATATTGTAAAAGGCGGTTTTGTTAATGTACAGTCCGGAGATATTCTTGTAGATAAAAATTCTCTGGCTCAAGGAATGTCAGGTCCTCCTGGAGCTGCCATTCCTGCTCTTGCAGGAGCAGGAGGACCTGGTAAAGGAGGAGCTGGAGGAGCTGGTACAACAATAAGTATCAATGTTGTAGCCACTGAAAAAGATTTAGCTCAAAAAATCGCTAATCAGGTAAAGAAGGAACTTTACAATAGGCAGATATCTACTTCATCGTATAGCCTGGCTTAAGGTGATATATGGCTAGAGATTTAAAAAAAGTTGTTGCATTAGAGAAGTATTTAAGAACAAATGCTTCCAGCCCAAATTATGTCAGTTCTTTGGACAGCAATTTATATAATGTTCATGGGGTTCATAAAGGCCCTGGAAAAATAAAATTTTTTATGACCACAGTAAACTCTAAGGGTGAAAATACTTCTTATACACTACGAGGTCGCACTTTTCTGGGGTTAGTTTTATTTATAAACCCGGCTTCTCTTAGTGTTAACATGGCTAAAATGATTAACAGGAGCCAGACAATGACTGGATGGGTAGAGGACCACTGGGGAGAAGAATTAGATGCTATCACTTTCCAGGGTAGCAGTGCAGCTTTTATATGGGCAGGCCCCCTGAGACAGCCACCTGCAGGCCCCCTAAAACAGACCCCGGCAGAGATACAAGATATGTATAATGATTACATGGATATCCCTGATCTTGGTATCAATGAGCCTATAGGTATGGGGGATCATACCGGGTTGACAGTGAAGAGAAGGCGTGAAACACTCTCTTATGACCAGTTCAGAACAATAGTCCATCTTATGAATGCCAATGCTGCAAATTTTAATTTTCAGGGATTAGTGACAAAGCGCCTTTTCATCCAGTTAGGGTATGATTATGCAGCCTATCGCGGGTATTTTGAGAGTGTGGATATAACAGAAGACGCTGAAACACCCTTTAAATTTATTTATACAATAACTTTTAAAGCAGAAAAGACTGTTTTTAAATTTTTAAGGTAATAGATGACCACAAATATCCCTATACGCCCTGAAGTGAGTGATGACCGAAGACGCATCAGAAATCAGACTGACCTTTTCTTAGAAGGGATCCAGTTTAATCTTTCTGATTATGCTCCTTTGCAATATCTTTTCTCATCTGATGTGCTGGCAGAAGCGGGTGCTGTAGAAACATCTCAGGCAGGAACTTTAAAAACCTCTTTAATAAAGAAGCCTGATCCTGCTGTAACAGGGGCCCTTTCACCTCCTCTCCCAATGTACATCTCTGTAGCAACTGAGAAGAATATAAAATTACAGTTCATGATGCTGATTAATCCCTCAAATGTGACTCACGGTAAAACTTCTTCAGTCCAGGCTGCTTATACTCGGAAAGGGTTTATTACCCAGATGTGGGGGCCCAATCAGGATCTTATTACTTCAACGGGGAAAACCGCAGCATTTATGGTGGATGGCGCTGGTCTAACCAATCTGTCCCGGCGTAGAACTTTTGCTTATGCGAATTTCCTGGCTTTTCTTTTAGCTTACCGAAATAATGGCTATCAGATGCTTGATCCTACGAAATTATCAACTCGTTTAACCCGAGTAATTAGCATTATTCATGGGGTAGAGATATCTTACGATAACCAAGTGTTTATGGGTCATTTCAATAACTTTACAATTGATGAATCTGCGGAGAGGCCCTTTTTATTCGATTATAACTTTGAATTTGTCTGTAGTTCTTTAGATGAATCATATGATGAAATAAGGGGTCATTATATACCTTTGGATATAACTTCAAGAGAGCTTGAGAAAGAAAGAGTTAAATTATTGAAAAATGTAAGTAAAGATAGTGAAGTAGATATTCCAATTTATAAAACACCTCACTTGGATAATTTAAATAAACCTATGGAAAATGAGACAGAACCAGGAACCGGTAAGGTGAGCCCCGGCCTATCTTTTCTTGATCCATTAGACAGTCTGATAGCGCAGGGATAAAGGATAATCATAATGGCAAAAGGCACTGGCAGCGGCATATTTACATTGAAAGAGTTTTATAACCGCGGTGTTATTAAATTGGCTCCTGATGTTCTGGTTTATATAGGAGGAAGCCTCACCACAAAAGTGATTGCTCCTGTATCAGGCCAGGACGGGAAACTCTCTTTTAATGACGGCATTACTAATGTTTCAATACAGAATAATATGGATCCTCCCGGTTCCTCTAATGCCAGTATTGAGATTGTTACCCCTATTTATTGTGAGAACTCACAGTACTGGGTTAATTATAAGGGAATTGACGAAACAACCCCGGTCCGTGCTCCTCTCTTTGTGCCCATGATGGAAGTAAAAATTTATCTCAAGGGCAGGTTCATGGTGAACAGAGAGCCCAAATATTATCCGGCTTTCTGGGGTTTTATAACGAATGTGGAAGAGAATTATTCCGGTGGTGTCTATAAAATAAATTTAAATTGTGCTGATATATTACACTGGTGGGCATACAGTTCATTGAATGTTCATCCTGTTCCTGAAAGTAACATAGCTGCGGGCGGTGGCCAGACTTTAACTGTTTTCTCAACTGTATTTAATCGAAAAAACCCTTTCCAGATTATATATACCTTAACAACCAACATGGGTATGCATGAATTTGTGACACCAACATGGGTAGCACAGAAAACGCCCCTTTTTACTATTTATCCTCCGAATCAGTTCAAGGAGCATGCTATAGGTCCCAATGGTATCATGTCTTATTGGCAAAAACGCCTGGGGAATATGACAAATTTATTAAAAATGTACGGGATGGATGGTAAACGCGTTGATCATAATGGTGTGCAGCTTATTCAACCTACGGGTACAGTTCCTGATAAGAGCCAGGGATCTCAGATAAAAAAAGGCACCGAATCTAAGGATAATAAAGAGTTAAAAGCTCTGCCCAAATTTATTCAGGAATTTGAGACATTTGCTGATTATGAGGATCTGGGAGATTTCGATAATGCTGAGTATATGACAAAATTACAGATAGCTACAGAAATAAAGAATAAAATTGATTTCGAGTTTTTCCAGGATGTTGATGGCAATTGGATATTTAAACCACCTTTTTATAATCTCAATGTCAGGGGCATGCAGCCCTATACAGTATTACCTACCGATATACTTAGTTATTCTTTTAACACGGACACCGAAGGTGTAATTACTGTTCTTACTGTCTATACTCCGATGAATAAAAATTTGAGAACCACTACCTTTGCAAAAGGTGTGGGTTTTCATATGGATATCGATTTATCGAAGAGATTTGGGATTAGGCATCAGGCAATTACTTTAGAATATGTTAGAGATGCATCTCTGGCGAGGTCTTTAGCTCTTGGTCAGATGAATATAATGAATGCAAAAGTGACAACGGGAAGTGTAACTATTCCAGGTCGTCCTGAGTTAAGGTTAGGGTATCCAATTTATCTTGAGCATCGAGATAGTTTTCATTATGTTCGGTCTATAAACCATAGCTTTGATTATGGTGGTTCTTTTACAACGACACTGTCTTTGCAAGGTGAAAGAAAAAAAGTATGGTATGAAAATGAAAAGAAAGAATGGGTTCCGCATATTGATAAAGTCTATCGCTTAAAAACTCCGGAGCAGGAGAAAGCTGAAAAAGAAAAAAAGAAAGTTTCAGACGCAAATAAACCCGATGTTGTTACAAGTAAAGTTCCCCCATTAACTAAAGAGGCTGTCAAAGCTGCCAAAGAGGAAGAGGAACGGGCAAAAAGAAGGACTTTTCAATATTATGAAAAGCCTCCCCCATCCATACAGGTAACAAATAAGGTAGAATATGATCAAATGAAATTGTATGAGGGTCAACGGAGAATCATATCCATGGCACAGGGTAAGTATGTATTATCCCCAAGGAACACAAACTCGGATGCCCAGGAAGAAAAGATTGTTACGCGGACCACAGCTCCTTATACAGATGTCCAGGGTTATCAAGTATTTGGATCTTTTCCTTATGGGAGAAATTTGAATCCTATTCTGATAGCTCCCGATACAAATGGAAACGTAGTGAACGGGAATTTACCTGTTTTGAAAGAAGTTTATTTAACAACAATGGCGCGGCCTCTTTTTGACCATGAGTCGAGGAGTATGGATGTTCTTTTATTTAAAGACAGAGAGGGTGCTGTACCTTCATATCTTAATACCGAGGGTGGGATGCCTGAGATACTTGGTATGATGGCTGACACAACCTCAGCTGATCGTTTAGATGCTAATCAAGTTAAAAACGAAGCAGAGAGTAAAAAATCTGATCCACAAAAGAATGCAGAAATAACTTTTCAAGTGGTAGGTGCAACGGCTCAACATGACTGTATTTCTTCCGTTAATAGCGGTAAATTAGTAAACACCGTGAAACAGAGTACAGAATTGAATTTAAGTTATAAAAAAGTTGATGTAGACGGTTTTAACGAACCCGTGAAAATTAGGACAACACCAGGAGGCGGCATATTAAGTCCGGTTATCTTTGATCCTTCAAAAAGTCTTTTTTAAAGGTTAATTAAATGGCTAACGGAAACGGAAAAATATATAATGAGGGTGAGACCCCTTCCTGGATACTGAAAGAAGTAGCAAATCAGTATTTCTATCTACGTACTGCTGTAGTGGAAGAAGTTGATCTCGATAAGTATGAGATGACTATCAGATGGTCACCCGGTAATAGTGTAAGAAATAAGATTCCTATCCCTTTCCCTTATGCCGGGCCTGCCGGATGTCTCGGAATGTTGCCTGAAAAAGGGTCAATGGGGATCTTTGGTTTCTATAGTACCGGTTCAGATAGAGGCACTCCTTTATGTATAGGTTTTCTTCCAGCTGGTCTTGACGCAGGATTGAATTATAATCAGGTCAAAGTATTTCCGGACGCGGTTCCAACCACAGACATAAATAATATACAGTTTAAATTCAGAAAATTGAGTAAGGGAGACATGGTTATGCGCTCCCCGCTGGGTGCCACTGTTTTTCTGAATGAAGATGTAGAAATTCATGATGAGGCACAGGATTCAATAGTTATTCGGAAAGCAGATCAATCTATTATTTCAACATCACTGAATAATTTTGTATTTGCCGACGGTGTTTCAATTAATAGCGGGCCGGCAATACGAAATGCCATGGTACTGTACAGCGCTGAAGGGGATAAAATAGATAATAACGGAAGTCTCCTCTCTTTACCAAATGGAAAAGATAATATCTATATAGTCCCTAACGGTGAAGATATTGTTTATGATACTCCTTTTTATACAGAATATAGAGTAGATGTAGATGAAATGGGAGACGGTAAACTCGATTTGAATGATATAAATAGTATGTCTCCCCTTTCTACTCGAGACCCCGTTGTTTCTTTCGCACTGGGTAATTTTATTGGCGCTGATAGGATGAATGAGCAGACCTATGGTGAGATCCTAAAAGTGAATCTGTTTCCTTCTGCTGAAGCCCAGAGGGGTAATTTTGGGTTAGAAGCAGCCAGCCAAAAAAATGGCATTGATGAACCTTCAATAATTGGTTTGGCATACGCTCTTCATTTCAGGCAGTCTGGGTGTTTCCTGGGGATAGATAAAGAGGGTCATTACTCCATGAGTCTCCCTGCATCAAAATCGAATCCTCTGGGTTCTGGGCGTTCAATGTCTATTTTGGGAGCAGGCAGTCTTAAAGAAATATGGGGTCCGGAAGGGCAGCATCAAAATTCCTGGGATTTAACAACGGTAGGTGGTATAAAATGGAATGTGGGTGATCACGGAACTACAAAATTGAGTAGGAGTATAGATATCAATACCTCTCGTGGAATTTTTCTTAAAGTAAATGGTGTTGACGACGAAATAATAGAAATAACTCCAAAAACAAGCTCTAAACCTGCAAAAGTCTGGACAGGGTTCTCCAAACAGGAAACATATAAGAGTAATGTACTCGAGACAGTGGGGGGAAATAAAAGAGTTAATGTCTCTGGAGAATATTCTCTGAAAATAAACGGTATGAAAGAGGAGAAGATTGATGGAGCTGATGTTCAATCTATTCAGAGTGATAAAACCCTTAGTGTTGCCGGACAATATTCTGAGACAGTCTCAAAAGAAAAACAGAGTAAATATGGGAGTCGAAAAACAACGATTGCTCCCAAGGGCAGTGATGAATTGGAAGTCATGGCTGGAGATATTATACAGACGATCACTACATTTGGGCAAAGAAAATTAACAGTAAATAAAGGTCCTATTCAAATTAAAGAAACTATAGGAAATAAAGTATATGAAATCAGTATGCTTATAGGGACATATAAAATTGATGCCAAGCTCGGTAAGCTGGAAATTCAAGCTCCAACAGGTGTAGTAACGATGGAGGGTTCAACAGTCACTATTAAAGGAAAAACTTTGGTAAATGTCGATGCACCAATGGTTAAAATAGGTTCGGGTGCTCTTATTGGAGGTGTAGTCTCTGGATTACCGGGAATACCAAATCATTTTGATTATGTCACAGGAAGTCCCCTCGCTGGCTCCTTTAAAGTGAGTGTAGGATAATATGCCACTTGTACCAACAGCAATACAGGGATTAATAACAGTTAAAGCTTCGTCAAAACTTATATCTGGCAGTAAATTATCGTATCTTGTCAGTGCTGTGTCGAATGCTACGTCTCAGTATATTTTAGCAGCGTCAATTATTAACAGCACTAATATTGCTTTAGGGCCTGGTGCAGGTACACAGACGGGGCGCATAACAGCATTAGTCCCATCGGCCATGTCTTTGTTGATGATGGGAAAAGCGGCTTCTAAGGGGCTTTCAGGAAGAGATATAAAAGCACTCTTTGATTCGGTGTCATTTGGTGTTGTGAATTCTTTAAAAGCGACCCTTCTTCAGGGGGTTATCATAGGCGCGGGCCCGGGAACGGGTACAGGAAAAATAACGGGGCTGGTTCCTACAGGCCTTGAGGGGCTTATTCTGGGCCAGTCTTTTTTCAGATTAATTTCAGGGGGTAAATTGAAATCTATGATCTCAGCGACGTCGGCCCGAATCCCCAGACGGGCGCGCTTGAAGTTGGTTTCCGGTGCGGCAGCGATCACGACCTCGGCGCCGACGTTGTGCCTGGTGCCGTCGTAGCGAGGCCCTGGGTTCCTGAGGCCGACGATAAGTCTGGTGCTCACGCGACGAGGTCAGCCCTCGTCGGAA